TAAGAGACAGGATGTGTAAGGTCTTTTATGGCTTGTCTATATTTATTGATGGATTCATTTGTTTTGATTACATAAGAATATGTTTGATAATAATCTCTACCTTCTAAGAAATTATATGACGAAATATGCCCATCATCATTCAAATATCTACCAGGATATGTAATATCACCTGTAACAATGGTCAAAACAACATTTGCTGTGCCATCACCAAAAGAAGATAATTCTAATGTGTCATTGGCTGTATATTTTGAACCACCAGAAACTATCGACATATCTTGAATTGTGCCGATATTACTTAAAGAAGGTATTACAGATTCATTTCGTCCTATCAATGATGTTACCGCAATATTGGCACCGACACCAGAAACAGATATGACATTTGCGGTCGGTAAGTTCAACCAGTCATAACCAGAACCACCAGTAATTTGTCCCGGTAATGGTTTAAATTTAACAGAAACAATTGTTCCTGTTGCATTGACATTTACATATCCTTGCGCGCCCGAACCTGTAGAACCTGGCGGATTAACAAATATGATTGAATCTCCATTTGCATAACCTGTGCCGCCATTAATAATTTGCATTCTTCCCAAAATGCCAAGTTTCGATATAATTGAATTAGCAGAAACAGAGATAGAAATTGGCGGAACGTAATTATTACCGCCGCTCACAACTGAAGCCGATAAAAGCGGTCCGCAATTTCCATAAACAAAATATGACATTGAATTACTAATCCAGTTATTAGATGGATCAGTAATAGACGAATTTAAATTAGAATATTTAGAATTACCTATAGCTGTATTTGCTTCTAAACTAATAGTTGACCAAACCACATTATAACTGTTGGGATGATAGAATTCACTTGTATCGACATTAGAAATAAATCCATTAGCACCAAATCCAGAACCAGAAAACACTAGAGGATCATTTATTCTAAACCCTGCGCCACCAAAAGAAATACCAACGGCTTTGACAGAACCTTTAGAAACTTTTGTAATTACTATTTCTGCGCCTGAACCAGTGGACGTATTAACAGGTATAGAAGTTCCTTCAACATAACCTGTGCCTCCGGATACAATAGTTAAGGCAGAAATAACACCAGAGAATAGATTGGCGGAAAGATATTTTTGCTGACCTTCTTCTTCATAAAAGCAATATATATTTTCAGGAGATTGGAAGCTTTTCTTGATCGATGAAAGTTTTAATTCATAAACGAGTTGCCCTTTATCGAAAAATGATTCAACTCTTTCGACCAATGCGGTTGCGCCAGAAGTAGTTCCTTTGATTTTTTTATTGGCAAAATTAGTTGCTGCCAAAACATTAGACGTATTGTTTACAGCAATATTAGTAATTCTTAGTGCTTTTTCTACATACCACTTACCGTCGGATGCTCTAAGAATATCTGTCTTGGGATAATAAAATTCTGTCTCTTTATTAAATAACGATCTAATTAAGAATTTAACAGATTTTTCTGTGCCTCTTGTTTTATAAAATTCTTTGGCGTGTTTAACAAGAAGATTTCTATCTGCTATTACATTATCAGGTATTAGCTTGATATAGGTATCATACATTTTTTGAAGAAAATTATGATAATCCTTTTCTTCTCTTATTTCATGATGATCGCCTAAAATATTATCGAAATCGACATCTTTCTTAATTATATCGATATCCAAATATCTGTTAAAATTTTTCGATATATAAAGCATATTGCCGTCTTGTTCAAGGAATTTATAATAATATTCCATGAATTTGACGAAATTTTCGTGTTCTTCACGAACAAATGAAGGAAGTTGTTTTTCGACTAATAAAGAAGTTTTATTGTTAGAGTCTACCATTATCTTTCAGCAATAATTTCTAATTGAACGCTTTGAATATTGTCTTCATCTATACTTATGATCCTATTTCTTTGTGGACCTATGATTTCACTATCTGGCACCACATTTAAGGTCAATACATTTTTTTCATAAAAATTATTTGTCGTAAGATCAATAGGTTTAATATTATTTATAGAAACTCTTCCAATACTATAATCTACTGTTCCGGCAGAAGGATTGAAAATAATTTTGTTTCCTGTATTCGTATAATAATATGATCTTAGCACACCATTTTTTGCCTCTAGTCTAGCAACTGCTGCCGCTTCTGTGCCGTCGCCTTCTATCAAAACATTGGCTTGAGAATATCCTATACCTTTATCTGTTACATTTATTGAAATAATTCGTCCATTGACTATTGTAGCAGTTGCTTTAGCACCAGAGCCATCGCCGGTGATCACAACATTTGCGCGAGTATAATTTACACCAGAATTATTGATATCAATATAATCTATTCCTGTATATGAGTCAGGCACTTCTTCATATAAAATACCTCTTATACTTCCAAAAGAATCCAATACATTCATTTGAGGAAATGTATATATTTTTTCTGTAAATGTTCCTCTTTTAATAGGTGTGTTGAAATCAATAACATATTTTTTGCTTATAGAAGTGTCTATGTCTTGTCTATTTTGCAAATAGATATTAACGCTAGAGCCTGTTATAGACGGATCACATTGTTCGATATATTGTTGTAATCTTGATTTTCTAAAGGTCGCCTTAAATCCTTTTAATTCATTTTCTGCATAATCATAAACAGCTTGCTTAATAATATCATTTAATTGACTTGCGGTTTTATTTGTCAAATTTGGATTATATTTTACTTTACCGCCAACCAACAAAAATACATAATTAGGATCGACTATTTCGGGTGTAACGGTTACTATATTTTTTTCACGTATTAAAGCATTTTTTATGTTTTCTTTTTCTAAATTTGTGAGTTCATAAAATCCTTTAGTTTTGATAGAAATATACACTTTTCCATAAACAGGCGGATCGTTATCTTCACCGCCCCATACAGATATAGCATCTATATTATTAAATTCTTTAGCAATTAGCGATTCATAATCATTAACAGTGACGCATCTATTTTGTGAACTATAATTTTGTGTCGCTCTAAATCTTATCTGATCTAGAGTTTCTTTGTCTGTGCCACCATATGATTTTTGTGCTGTAGTTATAGAAACATTGCCTCTATAAAGACCGCCAATTGGATCGATAAAACCAAATTTTGTTATATTATTTGCTATCGAACCCTCTGTATCGAGATAAGAAATTTTTATAATATTGCCATTTTTTGGTCTATAACCAAGAATACCATCACCAAATTGAACTGTATAATTTAGATTTTCATTCTCTTCAACGAAATAAACACGACTTCCTGATGAAATATCTGTAATGTCTGTAGAAAGCACATATGATTCTGTATATGTATTAGCTATTGATTCTTGGACATTAACAACAATAGTATTTGTATCGACATTAGAAGACGGTATTTCAAATCTAGCCAAAGTATTATTTGCTTCCATTGTATATTCTTGGTTTATAACTTCACCTTGATGAATATACACATTAGAAAATAAAAATGATCCGTCTATTTTTACAACGGTATTTGAATTTAGAGTTACGAAAGGATAATTAACCCCAGAAACATCTGCACCAAGTAGCCTAGTATATTTGTCTAAAGTTAATTGTGTTACGCTTTGATTCTCACTTGTGGTAGGTGTCACTCGTATATTCACTAAAGATTTTGCCGCTCTACTAGAAGTAGGCACATAATTGAGTGCTTTGGCAAGTGATAGAACGTTCTGGCGAATTTGTGCAGTATCAATAAAAGCTTCATTAGCCGCCATGTGAAGATATAATGAATTGTAATAGGTATTATAAGCAAGAATATCTAAAAGAACGGATAAACCAGACCCTTCGAAATTATAGTCAGTAAATTCTGACTGACTTTGAAGAAATGTTTTTATATTATTTCTTAACGAATTATAATCTAGATTGGTAATCTGCAAAGTATTATTTGCCATTTATCTGATTCTTTCTAAAAATAGGCTAATGGAAACGGGTAATTCTCTATTTATGATGACATATTCAATTGTCACATTAAATCCATGATTATCTAAATCCGCTACAACTTTTACATTGTTCAAGTTAACTCTAGGCTCATAATTATTTATTAAAGATGTAATTGCATCTTGAATGAAAATAGATGTTAGAGGATCGACATTATCGAATAATAATCTGCTAATATTAGAACCTATGCCAGAATTAAATGGTCTTTCATAATAATTGGTAAAAATTAAATTTCTAATAGACCTTTTAATTGCGGCTTCACCTGTTAATTTATTAATATCACCGGTTATAGGATTTGCGACAAAATTTAAATCAAGATCAGAATAATCTGGATTTCTACTAATATTCGATGACATGTTTTTCCTTTTATGAGTATTTATTCCATGTATTTATGGCTTCTTTATTTGAAGCGGGTTTATCTGGCGCATGAACGCCTCTAGATTGCCCGTCATCAAATTCAAATGCCATTTGTAAATTTAATGGATTCATCGATTGACTTTGACTACCATTCAAATTTAATGCAGTTGGACCATCTACATTGACTGTAGTTCCGCCTTTAATATGTGTAGTCGTGTCACCAGAAACGTGTGTTGTTGCTGCGTGCAATGATGCTTTAGAAGTTGCTCTCAAATCTAAATCTTTTTGTGCGGTTACTTCTACGTTTCCTTGTTTAGAATATACAGAAACGTCGCCTTCCGATGAATTAAAACCTATATTATTTTTTGCTTTAGTTTTAAAATCACCATCTTTTGCTTCAATATTAAAATTACCTTCTTCTATTGTTTGTGCAATATTACCTTTTTTAACCCATAAATTAGCACCTGCGGCACCTCCCAAAAATAATTTATCAGACTGTGAAGAATGTGTTACAGAACCTTTAGCGACATAAGCAATAGCACCTTTAGCCATTTTTGCGGATGAGCCTAATAATTTTTTATTTTCATTTCTGGCTTGTGTGTCAATATTACCTAAAATATGTCTATTATGATTTTTTGCCATTAAATTATAATTACCCATTACAGTGACATTATAATCTTTGTGACATGTTACATTATAATCACCATAAACACGCATGGTCGCATCACCTTTAACGGTGATATCTTGTAGTCCAGAAACAGTCATTCTATCTTCACCGAAAATAATTTCATATTTACCGTTGTGAGAAGTCATATGCACAGAACCATCAGGCAACATTTGAACGGCTGCGCCACTTCTATGTTGAATATTAATTGATTCATTACCTTGTGAATCGTCTATCTGTATTGCATTTCCTGATCTTGTTTTCCAAGAAAAATAATGTGGATGTTTACCTGCGCCTTGTTTTTTGCGTGGCTCTTGTGGCTTATTCCATTTTTTACCTTCGTTTTTTGGTTTAAAACGTCTATTATTTTCTTTTTCATCCATTTATAATTTCCTTATGGTCCAAAAGATACGCTAAAATTGCCGGATTGTTCTAGAGAATTTTCATCATAATTTTCTTTCGATAAAGGTTTACCGCCTTTAACAGTACTTTCAATTATTTTTGTCATTTTCTGTGCATCATCATTTTGATTTAATTTTTCGTGCATAATTTTAGCATCGTTCTCTTGTTCTCTTGTCATGCGCTTCCACATTTCTTTCATTGTTTCGGCGGATTCACCAAACATATTTTGTCCCATGCCTTGTGCAAGACCTTCAATTTGTCCCAAAAGACCACTGATATTATCTGTTTTATTATTATTTTGTTGTTTATTAAATCCGCTAGAAGCACCAGTTGCGTTTATACTATATGACGGATCATCACCACTAAAATATCCAAGTGCTGGCGATGATGTATTGCTCGTCATAGTATTAGCAAAAGACATTTCATTATTTGCATCTTCAAGACTATAAGTAACAACAACATTACCATTATAATCTATTTCTTGTAATGCGACGCCCCAAGCTGTCTCGATTTGATTAACGACATTTGATAATTTATCGCGTCCAAATAAAGATGTGTCCCACTGAAGTCGATTAAGCACATACATTAAATCATCTAGAGAATCTACTTGTCTCAACAATTTTTGTGCATTGTCTAAATATGTCTCTTCATGAACTACATCGCCTGTGTAAAAAGCAACTCCATTAGCCGTTTCTAAACCTTGTACCAATATCGATAATGAATTTACCGCAGACTGCATTTCAGGTGACAGACCTTGCATGATAGAATACATAGGTGTATTTTCTGGCGCATCTTTGGCGGCAATAGAATTTGTTCCTAAACCACCACCAAAAGTTATTCCGCCAGCACCATTATTGGCACCAGCCGGAATAAAATTATTATTAAAAGAACCATTACCAAAACCAGAACCACCGCCACCAGCACCTTTATTGCCAGACAAACTCTGAAACATTTGTCCCAATGACATTATTTGTCCAGACAATTTTTGCATAATGTCTTCATTAAACATTTGATCATTGGTTTGCTTGGCAGTAGGAATATTTTTAATATCTGGTAATCTAAAACCAGTCATATCAAATAAAGCACCATTAATAGGCAAACCGTCCAATAATTCTAATTTATGCTGAATACCTTTTTCTACTATTTTTCTAATTTTAACGCCATTTTCTTCGACTTCTTTAATGTCTGGCGGAACATTAATTGGTAATTCATGACTGGTTAAATCATTTATTTTATTCATACCAGGCACATTATTTTCTTTATTCGATTTTCTGACAGTATTAGATTGTCCTAGAATAATACCGCCTGGTTCACCCAATGATTTGAGAACAATTACTGGTGTTCCTGGATCAACTGTTCCACCAAAAATTTGCTGTAAAAATCCTGAAGCGCCATTGAGCATAGGATTTTGCATAAGATGATCGAAATCTACATCGTCGCCATGATGAGTAGGTGAGTAGCATTTTTGATTACAAGAATGATCGTCAGTAGATTCTCTGCTATCTACCAATGCCACTTGTATTTTTGAATCAGGACCAGGAAAATTATTATAACCAGACATTATTAAACTCCAATTGTATTAGCGATACAATCTAGTGTGGTTACAGCATAACCACCAAATTGAATATTATGTGTTAGATGAACAATTAAATAATCTCTGGTACCATATGTTTTTTGAGTAGGATCATATCTATTGTCCCATTGAAATCGAAACATTTGCCCTACATGCAACCATGGTGACCATGGCACAGTTACTCTAAATGTTATTTTATCTTTTTCTAATAAACCCATTCGTGCTTGTCTTTTGAGTAACCATTTTTCAACTTCAGAATCACACACATTTTGTTGTTTCGAGGTGCCTTTAGATGAAGTGCTAAATAATGAGTTTGTGATAGAGCCTAAATTGCCTTGCATAAAAGAACCAAAACCACCAAATACACCAGAGGAAGGATTAAATGTTTTCACGGCATTTAAATTCTGTCCTTGTGGACCTATACCATTGAGAATATCGCTCAAAATATCATAGTCGCATGGAAAATTATATGTTATTGCTACATTCCAATCTCTTGCAAATGATGTACTATCTGTAAATGATTTACCGCCAGCAATAGCGGTATCGGAAGCGTATATCGTATATAAAGAACTTTTTCTACCCATTTTAAATAATTCACCCAATGCTCTAAAATTATGAATATTTTGACCAGTTGCTTCATTAATTGTCATGTAATGTAAGAACGAAGGATCGTCA